CGTATCTGTTTTTAGGTTCACCGTTAATCGTTACTTTAACTTTTCTTTTTATTGAATCGTGTAGAATATCCATAAAAACTCTGATAAAATCCGCAGAATCATTTTGTTGAAAAGATTCAAAATAAATATCATCTGTTCGGCATTTCCTTACAAAAGCTTTAAGAATATCCATTGTATTTACAACCCGACAATCATCTTTACACCATTTTTCTTTCTGTAATTGATACCATTGATCCATCACAGAATAATCTTTAGAAATACTTTTACCTTTAAGACAATCAATTCTAAAATCTTCATTATCAGGGTGAAGTTGCGGTAAATGACATAAACATTGTAACGCTGAATTCATATAACATGTGTTTCCTAAATTAGTAAATCCTTTACTCATTATTTTTTTTTTTTAATATAATTAATTTTATTGATAATATTTTAAATACTTAATATTTAAAAATTTTTTTTATTAGTATAGTATAAAAATATGGCAGAAGAAAACGTTACAATGGATTTAACTGAAGTTAATGAATCTGAATCTGAATCCGAAGAAGAATCACAACCTTTAGTATCTACCGAAGAACCTTCTCCTGAGGTGTCCGTTGTTGAGGAAGAATCAGAAGAAGAAGAAGTTGCTATTGAACCCGAACCTGAACCCGAACCTGAACCTGAACCTGAACCCGAACCTGAACTTGAACCTGAACTTGAACCTGAACCTGAAGTTGATGGAAATACAACTCAAAATAATAATGAATTAGAAGGAAGAGTTATTGTTTTAGAAGAAAAATTAGAGAAGTTAATTAATATTTTCAAAGTAACAGGATATAGAAAAATAATTGATTTTAACAATATTAATGTGGTAGATGTTAAATATGAAAATATAAATGAAAGATATGAAGCATGTGTAGATTTATTAAATTCATTTATAACAGAAATAAATAAAATTATAAAGATTGATTTAATTGAGAAAAAAAGTATAACGTTTTTAAAAGAACTTGAAGAACATTTACAGAAAGTAATAAATATTACGGGTTCATTAGGTCAATGGAACAAAGATAATTTTAATTAGAATAAGCAAGACCACCCATACCTGACATGATGCGGAGAACATTGTAGTTAACCGCATAGCAGTGTGGGTTGGCACCAGTAAAGGCAATACTCCCAACTAATTGGGCATTATCAATTCTAGAGAAATTACAAGTTCCGGAAGGTTGATGCTCTTCCGGTTTAAGTGCAAATGAATAAACACATATTGAGTCATTATGGGCACTATTCGCCGCGGCGGATGCTCCAGTCGAATCTAATCCACCGGCACCACTGTGGTGCTGCCATACCTGAGTTCTTGAGAAATATCTGCTATCGCGGGCAGCGAAACGATCATGACCATTTAGTTTAAGTTGGTATGTAGTTCCCTGGGTTGCAGGAATTACAAGGGTTGTCGCAGTGATTTCGCCAGCAGCACCCGTAGAAGATGCCCATATTAATTCTTTAACAGGGTGGTTAAAGTTGAGTTCATGACTAGTCCCTGTTGTTGCTAAGGCTTGTTCTTGAACCTGTTCAATTAGATATTCGTGAGAAACTTGAGCAAATCTACGTCTTTCATCTGTGTCGAGGTAAATATAATCACACCATAAGTTATTAACAGTGTTTGTATCAATCGCTGTCGAGACAGCATGATCAAGAATAACTTTAACTTCGTGATATTGAAGAGCGATAAGTGGTAAAGCAAGACCTGGATTGCGGCAAAACCAGAACTGAAGGGGCATAGTCCACCTGCCAGCTATAGCTGCTCCACTCATACCACCCATACCAGACATATTTTGAAATAAAGTCCCATTTCCCGCAGCAGCATTAACAGCAACGACACCATTATCGTTTTTTTCAGTTAATTCAGCCAAAATTTCCATCCATTTTCCAGTATGTTGATCAATTCTTTGTCCTCCAATTTCCAACTGAACAGATTTAATTAAGCAAGAAAGATTGTCCGCCCCCGCGACAGGGGTGCCAGCTAATTCTAAATACATTCTGTGAACTAAATCACCATTGCGAGAAATAGTTGCGGTGCAGCGTCCATCGGTCGTTGCTGAACCGTTCCAGGTTTGTTCGATGGCTTCCATCGAGAAGTTAGTGTGTCTGCGGTAGACAACTTTAAAGAAAGTAATTTGCGGGTTACCCGTGAGGTAAATATCCTGAGCGCCATAAGCTACTAATTGCATTAATCCTCCTCCCATTATTTTTATACTTTATACTTAGAAAAAAATTTTGAGAAAAAACTTTTTTTATAAAATAAAAAAACTTAAAAAAAATGATTTAGTTATTTTAACAATTTAGTTCTAGTAACTTAGTTACTGTAGGCTAATCCTCCCATACCCGACATAATTCTTAAGACATTGTAGTTAACAGCATAGATGTCAGTATTAGCACTTACTGCAGTACTTACTACTAACTGGGCATTATCAATTCTTGAGAAATTACAGGTTCCAGATGGTTGATGTTCTTCAGGTTTAAGTGCGAATGAATAAACATTAATAGAGTCATTGTGTCCAGAATTCGCTTCTGCTGATGCTGCGGCAGATGACAGTCCACCTGATCCACTATGGTGTTCCCATACTTGTGTTCTTGAGAAATATTTGTTATCGCGTGCCGCGAAACGATCATGTCCATTAAGTTTGACTTGATAGGTCGTCCCGTCAGCTGCCGGGATTCTTAAGGAACACCAGTTAAGGGGACTACTTGATGAGTTAAGAGAACTGGACCATATTAATTCTTTAACAGGGTGATTAAAATTAAGATCGTGACTAGTTCCAGATGTTGATAAGGCTTGTTCTTGAACCTGTTCAATCAGATATTCGTGAGAAACTTGAGCAAATCTACGTCTTTCATCTGTGTCGAGGTAAATATAATCACACCAGAGTGAATTTGTAAGAGTACCACCATTAATAACCGTCTTAAAAAGATGCTCCATTACAACTTTAACTTCATGATACTGAAGAGCAATTAGTGGTAATGCAAGTCCTGGATTTCTATTAAACCAGAATATTAAAGGAATAAACCATCTTCCAGTAATAGATCCGCCACCTGGTCCAACACCACCAGACCCTGACATATTTTGAAATAATGTACCGTTGCCGTCTGCGTGTAAAAGTGCCACAACACCATTATCGTTTCCTTCAGTTAATTCATAATAAGTCTCCATCCATTTTCCAGTATGTTTATCGATACGTTGACCACCAATTTCTAATTCAATACTGGTAACAGCACCAACTAAATTTTCTGCATCTGTGTTAGCACCACCAGACACTTCTAAATACATTCTGTGAACTAAATCACCATTGCGGGAAATAGTTGCGGTGCAGCGTCCATCGGCCGTTGCAGATCCATTCCAGGTTTGTTCGATAGCTTCCATCGAGAAGTTAGTGTGTCTGCGGTAGACAACCTTAAAGAAAGTGATTTGCGGGTTACCCGTAAGGTAGATGTCCTGAGCGCCATAAGCTACAAGTTGCATTAATCCTCCTCCCATTATTTTTTATATTCTATACTTAGAAAAAAATTTTGAGAAATAATTGTAAAAAAAATATTGTTATTTTTGAGAAAACTTAAGATTGATTTTGATATCTATAAATTAATTCGAGTATGCTAAACCACCCATACCAGACATAATTCTTAAGACATTGTAATTGACGGCGTAGATGTTATCAGCGGAAGCCAATGCCGAACCAGTTCTTAGATGAGCATTATCAATTCTAGAGAAATTGCAAGTTCCAGATGGTTGATGTTCTTCTGGTTTGAGAGCAAAGGAGTAGACATTAATTTTTTTAGTCATCTTAGAAGTAGATGCTTCTCTATTAGATATACGATTTATTCTTAAAATTGAACCAGCATTACCCGCTAATCCACTATGGACGTCTACATCATAACCAATCGTTAATGTTGCGTCGCCTACATTTGTAGCACTCTCTGCATCTTCTAATTCACCATCATTAACAGTTGCTTCCCCAACCGCCCATCCACCAGCAGCAATACCAGCAGCAGTAGACATAGTTAATGATGTTACTTCAGCACGGATACAACTATATATTGAAACAGATGTCGCATCAGTAGAATCAGCAAAAGACGTAAAATGCACATCACCAACTTGAACAAATGGAGTTCCTGTTCCATCAGTTGCACTTGTCCAATCAGAAGCAAGGAAACCTAAGAATTTACGCGCCCCCGCAGCGGAGCCGTCGGCAGATACAGCGATGGCACTGGTATATTGATTGAAATCGCCAGCAGTAGTAAACGGGGCACCATCTAATCCAGTACGAGCAGCAACAACTGTCCACGCATTACGGCTAAGTCGACCATCACTATCCCAAACAGTTTGTTTACCGAGTGCTCCATAAGGGATATTTTGTCTTGGAATAGATGTATGATTATCAAATGGTTGTCTAAGCTGGAAGTATTCTTCTTCTTGATCTGCAAAACGATCATGTCCATTTAATACAAGTCTTGCATTCGTATAAGCATTTGTTCTAGCAGAAGTCCATATAATTTCTTTGACAGGATGATTGAAATTAAGTTTTGTTGAAGTAGTTGCAGTAGCAGTTTGTTTTTGAATTTGTTCAATAAGATATTCGTGCGATACTTGGGCGAATCTGCGACGTTCATCAGTATCAAGATATATATAATCAACCCATACTTGTGCAGTAGTTCCACCACCACTACCCCATGTAAATTTAAGTTTGACTTCATGATATTGTAAAGCAATTAATGGTAAAGCAAGACCAGGGTTACGACAAAACCAAAAGTTGAGAGGAACTTGAACTAATCCCACACCAGTAGTATCAATAGTACTACCATCCGCTAATTGCATAGATTTAAATCCTAATGCTTTATATTCGGGAATAGAGAGTTCATTCCATATATCATTCCACTCTTGATATTGTCTATCAATCAATTGACCACCAATTTCACATTCTACTTGACTAATAATGTTCGATCCATCAGTTGTTGCTGCTGTAGTTGAAACATATACTTTGTATGCTAAATCACCATTGCGAGAAATAGTAACAGTGCCATTAGCACCATTAGTAACACTACTAGTGCCATTAATAGTTTGCTCGATAGTTTCCATCGAGAAGTTAGTGTGTCTGCGGTAGACAACTTTAAAGAAAGTGATTTGCGGGTTACCCGTAAGGTAGATGTCCTGAGCGCCATAAGCTACAAGTTGCATTAATCCTCCTCCCATTATTTTTTATATTTTATACTTAGAAAAAAATTTTGAGAAATAATTGTAAAAAAAATATTGTTATTTTTGAGAAAACTTAAAAACTTTCA